ATCATCTTAATCCTTTTAATTTACGTTCAAAAATATTTTCCAAAGTTGCATATTCTGTGCGATTAAATTTACTGTCTGGAAATTGTGGAATGCTAAGAAGAATTGTTCGCTTTCTACGATACACTACTTGCAACCATACGGTCTTATTAGACAGAGTTTTAACAGGTAACCATGCAAATGTTTTTTGCCATTTAGTATATGCTAAATTATCTGCACTGTGCAGATAGTCAACTGCGTTATGACCTTTCATTCCCCTTGTCCCTGTTATACTTAGACATCACATCACTTGCATCGTCCACAGCAGATTTTTTACCAAATATACGATCATAATTATCAGCATATTTTTTTGAGTCGCTTGTTTTTCTGACCTTACTGCCCTTGCCGCCATGCCATTTACCAGTAGTCTCATTATTAGTCATATGTACAGATTCCTTTAAGTTTATCCACAATTTTATTTACTTCAAAGTCAATATGGGGCGGCTCCTGATTCCATATAAAATTTCTGCAATACTTACCCTCTACAGTAGCAAAAGATTCATATAAAATTAATTCTACTTTTAAATCTTTCAACATTTTCACTGTTTCCGTATACTGAGTCATCATCCAGTTTGCACATTCAGAGTATCTTTTGGAATCAAATGTTATGTGTGTCTGATCAATATCTGCATGATAATTATTTACATTTTGGGCAGTGGCGGCATACATACTTCTGACTTGCTGATCGAAATTTGCCCTGTAACATAAGTATATCTTATGACTCTTGTTTAAAAAAGATCTCAGAGTGCTGACGTCGGCTTGCCATACTCCTAATTTAATTACTGCTTCACGACCATTATTTAAATCCTTTAAAATTGAGCTTCTGATATCACTGCACGGGTATGTCCTAGGGTTGAGTACTTCGCCTAACCACTCATAACCTGATTGATCTGCTATTTTCCTGCTAAAAAATCTAGACCCAGATCTGGGAACGTAAACCACACTAATCATTCAAGATCTTCCTTGACTGTAATACTGCATCTGGCTGTCTCAATATCTATCACACAGTGTGATAGTTTAACATTTAATTTATACCAACAACGATTATCACATGTTGTAACAATGTCATCATCCAGTAAGTTGGTACTTGGATATATAGATTTTCTCCATATAGTCTTAACGTTACTACCACCTGTTTTATATACATAATTGTATTTGTATGTTTGTGCACAAGTATCTATATGGAATGGCCTGTCTTTAGTAATTAGTTGGTATCTAACTGCTATAGGTTTACTAAAGTAAGGTTGAATAAAGTCAGTAAGTTCATTATTAGCCATAAAACTTCCATAACCCTCAGCCCACCAAGTGTCAGGCGACAACCTATCCAAATTTATAATCTGATCTTCTGTCAACAGATATTGATCAGGGACCTGTGGCAGTTCAGATATTTTTTCGCAGTATGGATTAGTCATTTGGATACCTGACCCACCAGATGTATTCGTGTATGTTTTCTGTTACCATTAATAGCAGTATGAGTATTTCCTGCATTAAAAAGATAACTGTTGCCAGGCAACAGATTATGATACTCTGCATAGCCCTTGGAATTGTTTACCATGTCATGATTAAAAAACAATACCAGACTTTCCATATTTGAAACCACAGGTATGTGTAATCTATAATGATATTTAAGATTGCGATCATCACCTACATCTCGATGTATGCTATAACATTCCACTGGAGGCATGATTAATAATCTCCATCTATAGTATTTTTTATATCTAGAAACTAACTCATCAATATAGGTTCCCTTTAATGATCTGTTTAGTTTATTAAAAAGATAAGGTTTTCCTTTGGGGTTTCCGACTCCATCATACCAGTTATCATCGCCATTACTACTAGTAAGACTCAACTGTTTATTATTGTTTACTTGAAGCTTATCCAACAACTCATAGACTTCTGCTCTGAGTCTTTCAATCCTTATATCATTATGGATAAGTCTTATATTACTCATTTAATATAAGTTCTCCAACTATCGTGTGGTACTTCCAAGGGGTATCGTTTTCGTTTGCTAACAAGTTCATAGTAGGTTGGCTCATAGGGAGCCCTAAGAGGACGGATATCCTTGCTACCCTTGGTGCTGTTACAGGGCATACAACTGGCTACAATGTTTGTCCAGGAAGTGTTACCGCCCTTACTTAAGGGTTTGACATGATCCAATGTGACTTGATTTCGATCAAGCTCAATACCACAATACTGACAACTGTACTCGTCTCTGAGTGTAACATTGTATTTTGTAAATTTAGGTGCACGATTAGTGCGTATGTAGTCCTTGATCATCATTACTGCTGGCACTCGAGTCTCCCAACTGGGAGAACTAACTACCCAATCATCGTACCAGTCTAATACTGTGACACGATCAAGCCACATATATCTCACACTATCCTGCCAAGTTACAGTACTTAAAGGCAACAGACTCAGAGGCGAGCCATCAGCATTAAGTATTAAAGTATCCATTATTCCAAATACTCCACAAAATCATTTAAATTACTATTATTTAGACGAAACCATGCGGCATCGTCTTCGCCAAAGAAACATACATATTTTCTTCCTACATAATACGGCATCTCCATGAATTTGTCAAGCGACACCATTGCTCTATGACTTGCTTTAAAGTCAGACTGAAATCTGTAGGAATCAAAGTATTTAGACAGCATTTGTTCGCCAAAGTATGTGAGTCTAAGACCATGGGGTTTGCTTTCAACAAATCGGTAATTACAAAATAACAGTCTTAATTTGTCAGTATCTAGTAGATCATATGATCTGGGAAATATTTTCTTTTCCCATAACTCGTCGGCCGCAACCACATTGAGAATTTTTTGGTGTAAACTGTCGGAATGTCTAGTCACTACTATATTTAGTCAGGACATTCAGTTACTACTTCCCCTTGTGTAAGTTTAACAACTTCAAATCCCTGACTTCCGAAAATTTTGTTTAATCTTTCTGCTAGATTAAATGCATGACCAGGATTACTAAAGGAAACTTTTTTATATTTGGGTCCTGGATAACTCACAATAGTGCTAAGTGATCTTAGGTTAATGGGTTTGCCTTCAAAGAACACGCTGTATATTGCATCAGCTTCTAAAACTTGTTCGGCTTTATAGGAATGTTTATTGATTGCTTCCAGTAATACTGTTGGCTTAGGTCTACTCATTGTGTGTCTCCTGTATCGTTATTTATCCGATTACAGCATAAACACTATGGTTAATCCCTAAATTTTCCTGCGTCAGCGTCTAGAATTCGTTTGCTAGGTTTTGCTGAAATGGGCATAGTATCAGATTCCATTAAAGCCCTAAGTACATAATCTATGTCTAAACTCACTGATTTTTTATTCTGTTTCTTCAGATTCGTCAACTGAGCTATCAGTAGACCACGAATATCTTCTGTCATATTCTGCTCTCATGCATTTGTGTGCATTATATCGTTCTGCCATTACGCTAATATTAATTAATATGACACAGGCGGCAAACAGACTAGGTGTTACAATCATATTGATTATAGCAACCACGGTTAGAAATAACCAACACCAGAAACTCCAGTATGTCCTGGTTATATGACTTGCTAAATCATGTTTACTTACGGGTTTCATTCCTGTTCAGGTACTTCATTCTTTGCTTTGCTTCCAATTCTGTCTGAAAAGGACCTTCGAAACCATAACGATAAAGTGTAGTAGCTTTGGGTGCTCTGGCATGCTTCCAGCCTTTGTCAAAGTGGATGCAATAATATCCAGCTGCATAGTATACATCTGAGCCTTCCAACTTGGTGTACAAGGGCAGGGCTGGATCATATCCTGAGTCGCCCTCCTGGATAGCATAGGGCTCGGGATAGTCTATTTCAAATCCTTTGACATAAAATTTATCAGGATTGACCACAGGCTGATCTATTTGCTCCTCAAAAAGTTTAATATTTCCAAAAAAATCCCTAACTTCCTGTTCATCGTGAAAATTTACAGTATCTTTGCCACTGATGTATATAAAGTTATCTTGTATATCCTGGTTAAGTATTCCAATACGTTCCCCGCCACGATTTACTAACCAGGCAACGTCTGAAATTTGTTGTAATTTTGTCAATTCAAAGCTTGTCATGTGTATTCCTAGTGTGTTGTGTAATGTTATTTACCTTTTTACTTGACCTCTGAAAACTCTGCATCCATGGCTGAGTCATCATCGTCATTTGTATTGGAATCATCTGACGATGCCTGAGATGCTTGTTGTTTAGCTTCAAAAATAGGGTGCATAGAGTTCTGTAATTCAGTTACCTTATCTGTAATTACATCAGCAGAATTGCCTTCAATAGCAGTTTCTAACTCCTGCAATGCTGTTTTATATGCTTCTGTTTGAACTTCATTCAACAGTGACTCTGATTCTGCGAATTCTTTTTCACAGTGTGATATTACAGATCCAGCAGAGTTTTTTGCTTCCACAAGTTCTTTGGCTTGCATATCCTTTTCTGCATTTGCTTCGGCTTCTGCAACCATATTTTCAATTTCTGATTCACTAAGTCCGCCCGAGTCCTTGATTGTGATATTTTGTGCAATACCAGTAGTTGCTTCCTTGGCAGACACGTTTAGTATACCATTTGCGTCAATATCAAATTTAACTTCGATTTGTGGAACTCCCCGGGGCGCTGGGGGTATACCATCCAGATTAAACTGTCCAAGTACTTTGTTATCCTTAACAAATTCCCTTTCTCCCTGTGCTACCTGAATAGTTACTGCAGACTGATTATCTTCAGCAGTACTAAATGTCTGTGATTTAGCTGTGGGAATTGTGGTATTTTTGTCAATAAGTTTAGTCATAATACCGCCCATGGTTTCCAAACCCAAGGAGAGAGGAGTAACATCCAATAGCAGTACATCGTTTGTATCGCCAGCTAGTACTGATCCCTGAATTGCTGCTCCTGCCGCCACCGCTTCATCAGGATTGATGTCTTTTCTGGGAGCCTTACCAAAGAAATCTTCCACTGCTTTTTGTACAGCAGGCATTCTGGTTTGTCCGCCAACCAGGATAATTTCGTCGATATCCGACACGCCCAATCCAGCATCACTCACCGCAAGTTTACACGGTGCAATGGATCTTTGAATTAATCCATTTACCATGGATTCAAATTTGGATTGTGTGATCTTTAGATTAAGATGTTTTGGTCCTGTGGCATCTGCCGTGATATATGGTAAATTAATATCAGTCTGTCCTGAAGTGGAAAGTTCGATCTTGGCCTTTTCAGCTGATTCCTTGAGTCGCTGCAATGCAATTTTATCTTGTGTGATATCAATGCCGTTTTCACGATTAAACTCACTAACTAGAAAGTCAATAATTGCATTGTCAAAATCTTCTCCACCTAACGATGTATCACCGTTGGTTGACAAAACTTCAATCTGAGTTTCACCATCGACACTAGCAATCTCAATAATGGAGATATCAAATGTGCCGCCTCCTAAGTCATAAACAGCAACTTTCCTATCAGATGAGGCGGCTTTATCAACACCATATGCCAAAGCGGCTGCCGTAGGCTCATTAATAATTCTCATAACTTCCAAGCCAGCAATTTTGCCTGCATCCTTGGTCGCCTGTCGCTGGGAGTCGTTAAAGTAAGCAGGTACAGTAATTACTGCCCTATCAACAGTTTCTCCCAGGTATGATTCTGCATAATCCTTGATTTTACGCAAAATTTCTGCAGACACTTGTTGTGGAGCAAGATCCTGGTTGTTTGCTTCCACCCACGCATCACCATTGCTAGCTTTCACGATCTTGTAAGGAAGATTATGTATGTCCTTCTGAATAGTATCGTCTGCAAATTTTCTGCCAATTAGTCGCTTGATAGCAAATAATGTGTTTGTGGGATTTGTTACTGACTGACGCTTTGCTGAAGTCCCAACTAGCACTTCATCATCAGTGTATGCCACAATGCTGGGGGTAGTTCTTGCACCATCAGAATTTTCAATAATTTTATACGATCCGTTCTCAACAACTGACAAACACGAATTTGTCGTGCCCAAATCGATTCCAATAATTTTGCTCATTAATTTTTCTCCTTGTGTTGTGTATTTGTTCGAACTTTAAAGTCTCGAACTATTTCCCGGTCAGTATTCATCCAGGGTGGCAATTCTGTGCCAGGTTGTGCCATGGGACGACGATAAAGAATATCATCAGCCCGCTCAAAAATCCACACAAATTTGGGATGACCGTGTTCCAGGATCCACTGAACCTTTTCGACCTCAGTGTATTCTGTGTGTATATTACTTATACTTAGCATTTAAAAACTTCGCATAATCGTCAGGATATTCAGCAATTCTGGGCAGATTCCATGTGGAACAAAACTTTAAGAAGTGTATGCCTACCTGTCCAACGTGCTCACGCTCAGTGCCCTCACGAACAGTTTCAAACATCATCTGTCTGAACTCTTCGGGCTGTGCTCTGAGATCAATTAGCACCTTGTTACGTTCATAGTCGTCTTTTACTCTATGCTCTACTTCTTCATGGTCTACCCAACGCTGTAGCATAAAGTTATTGAAGTCATAGCCAGCAGTACCACGGTCCTCAAACGCCTCACGGATCCCTGTTTTGTTTTTGCTACCTTTAGTGCGAGCCCCTGGATATGCAGAGAAAATGTTATCGCTTGCATCCCCACGAACACACTTCTCAAACAGTATCCAGTCAGGCTCAGGAGCGGCCTTGGCGGCCTGTGTCTTTTTGTCTATGACTGGCTTGCCCTTGTTGTCAATAAAACCTTCCAGGCTAACAACTTGATCTGTAACACCGTTGTACTGCTGGACATTGTTGCTAATGAGCTGATAGAAGTCACTATCAGTGCTAACAATGGTATGAAAGTCGTCTGGATGACTGTCTACCCATGCCGCGATTAGATCGTCTGCCTCCAACTGTGGATGTCTGATAACAGTACAATTGGACTTCTCACGCAAGAAGGTAATCAGGTAGTCATATGCTTCCATGTACACTTCGTCATCTTCTATCTCGCGAGGGGTGCGCTTTGCAGCTGTGACCTTGCGGTTAGCCTTGTAGGGCTGATAGTAGTCCTTGCGCCATGAGCGACCTTCCAAACAAAACACTACATGGTCGCCATTGAACTGATGAAATACCTTCTTGACACTGTTGAACATGATGTTTAGTGCCATGCCTACCTTAAGATCAATATCCTTCGCACGGCCGCTGGCATGCTTGGCGCGCATAAACATATTGAATGTGTCAACGATTACATAGTTAGCCATTTGTGTCGCTCTGTTAACATTTTAAATATAATAACACAAAGTGTTAAAAGTGTCAATCAGTTTGCAGAAATAATGTTTACTATAAGGGGAATATTTTGGTTATTGTGTAGTGTGATGCGTTCATTTCTTTCGATCGCAATTTTGTTAAACAAATCTAAATTATGCCGTTGAGATCCTGAACTTATAACACCAGCACCTAAAAATACTTGCACAATACTAGATCTGGCCGAGAATGTGTACTCCTGCATGGCATGAACTGTAATTGTAGTGGTACTAAGATCTTCTGATAACTTAGTCTGTTCAATTTTTACTTGATCATTATCAGCTAACATTTTGCTGTCAGGCTGTGTAAAAGAGTTATCCAATATTTTCATGAGTTAAATAGATCGTCAAATTTACTTGTTGCAAGGGGTTTGTCCTTGACAGACTCCAGATCTCTTTTAAGATCGATTCTCAAAAACTCTGGAATTTTGTCCAGCATATATCTAATTTCATCGCCTGACATATCAGCAATATGCTGATCTATCACTGGCTGTACGTCATTCATCAGAGCTGCTAGTTTCTTCTTTGCTCGTGTTTCTACTGACATACTCTACATCTTCCACAAATAAGTTTGGAGTTGCTTCCTGCAGACCATAATCTAAGTCTGCGCCTTCCTGTGCTACAATAGTTCTACAGATACGATTAAACCATGTATTCACAATCTCTTCGTCTGACTTACCTACTATGCCATGCTCTGTTAGCATCTGAACGAACAAGTCATTGTAGTCTAGCTCAAAGTATCCATTGGCTACATTGTCAGGATCAATGCCCATGTCCAATACATTTACATAGGCTTCGCCTTTGGCGTTAGCACACTCTTTCTCGTACTCTGGAAAGGTCATCTCGCCTGCCTTGAGCTTCTCCGCCAACACATTGAGCTCTGTTTGCACAGGATCGCCATCAGCTTCAATCTCAGCGAGCTTGGCTTTGAGATCATCTCCTTCGTAGTAATACTCTGCCTCTGCAATAGCGCGAGTCTTACCTCTAAGTCCCCAGGACCCAGGCATCATTCTGAAAGGTAGTTTAGCCATTTAATTTATTACCTGAGTTATTGTTATCGCCTATGATCTCGTTGAGATTTCCGGGACCATTGTTTATATAAGTACACATACCATCACAACCTGGTTGATTACATGGTACTTGTGCTTCTGAGATATGCACTTCTGGTACTTGCTCCATTAAAAGTGTGGCGCCGCACTTTTTGCATTTCATCATAATGTTAGTTATCCTTGATTTCTAACAATGGTTGTATTCCTGGTGGTGCCTTATGCATCTTTACGACCAGTCCCATGTCAGCTAGTACTGACATCAACCATTCAGGTTTATAGTATGTAAGCAAATATTTAATGTCATTTGGAACATTAGCACTCAAACTCATTACTATGCCTTGGTTAATGAAGTATGAGCCATCTACAGTGTCTGTGATAATATCAATGTCTACTGCTGATCCAAATTCATCTATGCGTTTTTGGTGCATAATTTTTAAACAATGCTCGTCAAGTATGCTTGTGTAAATTGGACCCTTGGATACCCTTAACATTTCTAAGATGTCAAATCTGTAATCTGACCATGAGCTATGAGTATTAACACTATATGAATACACTATGTCAAATGTGTTATCGTCAAATGGAAACTTAAGGTGTTTTTCGCCTTGGGGATTATAGACTGGATTGTGTCTGTTATACAGTACAGTGTTTGTACTTGGATGCAACTCATTAAGATAATTTAGTCCTGCCTCATCAACATCCATACTGGTATAATTTTCAGGTAGTATGCTACCAGTTTCAATACCGTCCTCTAACAAGTTGCCACGATTGCCACCGTAGTCTAGTATTGATTTACCAGTAACATCAACTTTGATATCTAATAGTTGAGATAATCTTACCTGTGGCACTCTGGGAAAAGGTTGCATTACTTTCCTATTGCGTTTCCATAGATATGGACATGAGCGCGAGTAGTGTAGTTGTAGCCACGTTGTATGGCTTCGTCAGCAATACTTGCCTCAGTCTCAGTGAGTCCTTCGTATGTGCCGCCTATG